GCTAACAAAACAATTACAGCGAGTTAATTATGGCAACGTATAAGGAAATAAAAGGCGTAACAGTACAAACAAAAGACGAAGATCCAGTTTTAAATGTGGGAGCGTGGGCTGCTGGTGGAGATTTAAATAACAGTGGGCAAGGAAGAGCAGCAGGAGGAACACAAACTTCTAATATAGTGTTTGGTGGTCCAAGTCCTCATGTCTATGTAGAGGAATATGATGGAACGTCTTGGACTGAAACCACTGAATTAAATACTGGAAGAGTTTATGGTTTTGGTTGTGGAACTAATGCTGAATCTGCAATGGCATCAGGTGGATACACTAATCCGTCAGGACCTTGGTTTACACAGACAGAAACTTGGAATGGGTCTGCGTGGACTGAGGTAAATGAAATGAACACAGCTAGAGGTGATGGTGGAATGTTTGGTGTTGTTCCTGGAAGTATTGCGGCAGGAGGATACTCAGGTTCTATTAATGCGGCTGTTGAATCTTGGAATGGTTCTTCTTGGTCGGAAGTTGCTGAATTAAATACAGATAGATATTATGCTGCAGGGGTAGGACATACTGGAACTGCAGGGTTAGTTGTTGGTGGTAGCACACCATCAGCCACTGGTGCAAATGAATTATGGAATGGTTCTTCGTGGACCGAATTAGCAGATTTAAATACTGCTAGAAATAGACCTGGCGGTTCAGGCACCTCCACAGCAGGTTTAGCTTTTGGAGGTGCTCCACATCCCAAAGCAAATACTGAGTCATGGGATGGATCAAGTTGGACAGAAGTTGCAGATTTAGCAACAGCAAGATATGGTGTAGCAGGTTCTCCATCTGGCACATCACAATTAGCATTAGCTTCAGGCGGTTACTCAACAACCAATCTAGTAAATACTGAAGAATGGTCTTTTCCACCTACAGATTCAGACATCTTAACAGAAGGTTCTATATTTTTATCTGGAGGCACAACGTTAAAAGGTTTTGGAAAAGCGGCTGGGATACCAGCAGGTACTTGGGCTAGTGGTGGAGCTATGAACCAAGCTAAAGGTCGTTGTGGTTTTGCCACAAATGCAGTTTCAACAACTCATGTTAGTTTTGTTTATGGTGGTAATGTTGGTCCTGGAACTCCAGGAAAAACTGTGGATGCAGAACAATATAATGGCACGTCTTGGACTGAAGTAAGTGACATTAACACTTTAAGAGCAAGCACTGGTGGCGGGGGAACATTAACATCTGCAGCATATGTGGCAGGAGAAGTGCCTTCAAGTCCTTATAATAGCGATGCTTTCGAACAATGGGATGGTTCTTCTTGGTCAACATCAACAGAGATAAATACTGCCATAAGAGCAAATACTGCTTTTGGAGCTACCAACACAGCTGTAATAACCGCATCAGGTTATACAACGACAAATGTAGCAACAACTGAACAATGGAATGGTTCTAGTTGGACTGAAGTTGCAGATCAAAATGCTGCTTTAAGTTCAAGAGGTGGAACAGGGACAGTTACAGACGCAATTTTATATGGCGGTAGCAATCCGTCAACAAACACAGAAACATGGGATGGTACATCCTGGACTGAAGTTTCAGAACTTAATAGTTATAGAGAATTTGGAGCAGCTTCAGGTGCTTCTTCAACACAAGTGTTAGCTGTTGGTGGATACAAAGCCCCTTCCCCTACTGCAATGGCTAATGTAGAATCATGGAATGGATCTTCTTGGACAGAAATAAACGATATATCTACAGCAAGATGGCAAGGCGCTGGAACAGGAAGTGCTGTGTTGGGCCTAATTGCTGGAGGTGGAAGTTCCCCAAGTCAAGTAACTACAACTGAAGAATTTACAGCAGATAACGCATTAGCTACAGTAACCGTATCGTAGACTTGACCTTTATATAGAAAGGTATATAAAGACATTAGAATGAATAAAGGAGATAGAATGTCAAAAGAAAAACGTAATATAGCTACTAAGCTAGAAACAGAGTCAAAGTATTTAACTAATATCCTTGAT